GAAAACAGAACAGAGCCGAACCGCCGGGGATTCCCTCGGTAGGCGGCAGATACGCGGCATTTCGGCAGTAGTCGGAGTGTCGCGTTAATTTATACGGGCGGTGATGACGTGAATACTCCGAAAAATCTGAAAATTGAATACATCGACATAGACAATCTGAAACCGTATGAGCGGAACGCCCGGAAACATGAAGAAGCAGACGTGCTAACCATAATGAGTAGCATTGAACACTTCGGATTTGATGACCCTATCGGAATTTGGGGCAAGCAAAATCTTATAGTTGAGGGTCACGGCAGACTTTTAGCCGCAAAAAAACTCGGATTTAAGGAAGTCCCCTGCATTCGCCTTGACCATTTGAACGATGAGGAGCGCAGAGCCTACGCACTCGCACATAACAAAACAGCAGAAATGTCAGCGTGGGAGCGTGAGTTTCTTGATCTGGAGCTTGATGATATAGATGACATCGACATGAGCGAGTTCGGATTTGAGAAAGAAATATTCTCAATAGATGACATTGATGATAATAACGAGGTCGATGAAGAAAGCGGCGATTACTGGACAACAAAGCTTACATTCCCTGTGAACGAAAAAGACAAAGTATCGTCATATCTGCGCAAACATAAAGAGGATATACAGCAAGAGATTATAGAGAGGAGCAGGGAAAATGGGTAACTGTATAAGCGGAGCAGGCGGCGGCGGAGCACCGCGGGTAGGCGATACCATGCTAAAGGATAATGGGAGAACTGTCATTCAGTTTCGTATTGATGATATAAATAGCGACGGTTCAGCAAGAATACAAGTAACAAGAAGTACAATGCCTGGTTATGCAAAGTACGGCGAGGGCAAGAAAGTGCTTGTTGACGCTTCTTTTTTAGAAAAAAATACAAAAAAGCTCTCCTCCTCCAAAGCGCGGCTTAACGATAACACTTATTTAGGTAGCGAACGTGAGCAAGCATTTAAAGCTATACCCTCACTTGAAAGCGGTTCAATTATAAGAGCAACTTATGCAAACGGCGGTATAAGTACATATACAGTATCAAAGAGAAACGGCAAAACCGTCATAACATCAAATAAAAACAGGCGTGGGCGTATTGCAAATACAGCGTCGGCAGTATCAAATATTGTGGGAAGACCGATGACTGTAGAGATAAGGAAACAGAAACGGCAATAAACTATTGACGATATATCAAAAGCGGGGCAAAAAATGATATCCTGCGGACTTCAATGTATAAATTGCGATTATCCTGTACACATGGACACTTATGTGGGCTGTACGCATAATTGCAAATACTGTTACAAACCCGTAAGAAGCAAGGCTATTGCACGCAATTTCAAAGATGTAAAGCCGCTCAACAGTGTAAAAGGAGTACGGGACTTCATAAACGGCAAACGTAACCTTGAAACAATGTGTTTTGACTGGAACATTCCTTTGCACTGGGGAGCGAACAGCGACCCGTTTCAAGAGTGCGAAAGGAAATACAAATGTTCTCTTGACGTTCTCAAAGTGTTCGCGGAGACAAAATATCCGTTTATTGTAAGCACAAAGAACCCTGTATTGCTTACCGAGGAGCCGTATTTATCAATTATATCCGAGTGTGAGTGTATCGTTCAGATCTCAATGGCTTGCAGTAAGTATGACGAACTGGAGGCAGGCGCGCCGCCCTATTCGGAACGCTTGAAAGCCGCTGAAATACTTTCAAAGCACGTTACAAGAGTGATAGCGCGTATTCAGCCGTATTTTGTTGACTGTTTCGATGAAATAATAGCTGAATTGCCAAATATGTCAAACGCGGGTATTCACGGCATTATCTGTCAAGGCTTTATCTCTCCAAAAAAGCAAAAAGGAATGGAGCGCATCGGGCAGAAATACCGTTTTCCTGTTTATAAACTGGCGCACGATTACAAAGCGATTAAGCAAAAATGTCACGAGGTAGGATTGTCATTTACTTGCGCCGAGTACGGGCTTGATTGGCTATCCGATGACCTTAAATGTTGCGGTACGGCGGGACTTGACCAATACAAGCCAAACAATTTCACTTTATCGAGATTGGCTTATACTCCCGAACTTGCTATACCAACAGAAACCATGAAGAAAACAGGCACAACTCGACCGTTTAAGAGCATAAAAGCTACACAAGCGTGGGCGCTGGAACTGAAAAACAAATCGTATTATGATATGATACTTGAATATGAGCCAAATAATACAGCATATTGCATGGAATGCAAAAAAATGTATGCGGACAAATAAAGGCAGGTGTTGAAAATGCCACGAACAGGCAGACCGAGAGCAGAGATAGACAAGCAGCAGTTTGAAAAGCTCTGCGGAATCATGTGTACAGAATCTGAGATTTGTGACGTTTTTGACATCTGCGAAGATACATTAAACGCGTGGTGCAAGCGCACATATAAGAAGACTTTCTCGGACACATATAAAAAGCTGTCAGCAAAAGGAAAAGCAAGCCTGCGGCGAAAGCAGTTTAAAATTGCCGAAACGAACGCAGCTATGGCTATTTTCCTCGGTAAGAACTATCTCGGACAGACAGACAAGATAGAGACGAACGAGAACTCAGCTGAACCGATACAGGTTATAATCACGCCGCCGGATAACAGCAATGATAATTGACCCGAAAACCATGACGGCGCCGGTATATCAAGCTGCTGTCTATGATATGTTTAATCACTGGCACACGCAATATCTTATTAAAGGCGGGCGCGGCGGTGCGAAATCGTCCGAGATATCGCGTGATATACCGCTGCTTCTTATAAAAAATCCCGATGTAAATGCACTGATTATGCGTAAAGTCTCAAATACGTTAAAAGACAGTGTTTACAATCAAGTATTATGGTCTTTAGATGTATTAGGAATTTCACAGCATTTCAAAGCAACAAAAAACCCGCTTGAAATAATTTACAAGCATACCGGGCAGCGGATATATTTTCGCGGCGCAGATGACCCGCTGAAAATCAAGTCTATAAAGCCGGAGCGCGGTTATATCGGTATAACATGGTTTGAAGAACTTGACCAATTCAGCGGCGAAGAAGAGATCAGAAACATTTTGCAGTCCACCAACCGCGGCGGCTCAAAGTTCTGGAACTTCTTCTCATTTAACCCGCCCAAAAGCCGTGATAATTGGGCAAATCAGTTTGCGGAGCAAGAGCGACCCGACCGGCTGACAATACATTCGACATATCTTGATGTTCCCCGTGAATGGCTCGGAGAGCAGTTTTTTATTGAAGCCGAGTTCCTGAAAGCTACAAATCCCCGCGCTTACGACCATGAGTATATGGGCGTTGCAACGGGTACGGGCGGCGCTGTATTTGATAACCTTGTACAACGAGAGATCACTGACAGCGAGATAAGCACATTCGGCGCGTTTTACTACGGAATAGACTTCGGATTTGCTGTTGACCCGTTCGCATGGCTCAAATTATCGTATGACCGCATGAGGAATAAGCTGTATATGCTTGATGAAATATACCAGCCGCAGCTATCAAATGCACGGGCGGTTGAACTGATAAAAGAGCGCATGAACACGGCGCATTACATCACGGCTGACAGTGCAGAGCCGAAAAGCATTTCAGACCTTAACGACAGGGGATTAAAAGTTGTCGGAGCAAAAAAAGGACCCGACAGCGTGCATTATGGTATAGATTGGCTGCAAAACCTTTCCGAGATTGTGATAGACAAGAAGCGCTGTCCGAACGCATACCGGGAGTTCAGCTGCTACGAGTATGATACCGACAAGAACGGTAATTTTATAAGCCGCTTTCCCGATAAGAACAATCACGCGATAGATGCTGTGCGCTATGCTTTAGAGCCGTTTATATCCAATAGGAAGATAAAAACCATACCAAAATCAAAGTTAGGTGTATATTGATGTTAGATGATCTTTACACGACCGATGTCAAGTCCGAGGAGCTGACAACGGATATAATAGCGAAATTCATACAGCGGCACGCTACGCGCGATTTAGACCACTTGCAGATGCTATATGACTACTACTGCGGCAGACAGGCGATACTTGACCGCAGAAAAGCAGATGAAAGCTTATCAAATCAGAGGATAGTTGTCAATCACGCCTCGTATATTGCGGATTTTACTTCCGGATATCTTATCGGAAGCCCGGTGACGTATGCCGACCCTGACGATAACACAGACCCACCGAAGATAAAGCCGATTCTTGACGTACTCAAAAAAGCAGATGCACCGACGCAGGATAGTGATCTATCGCTTGACTGCTCTATTTTCGGGCGTGCGTATGAGTATATATACATGAGTACCGATAACAGACCCAAGCCGAAATTGGCGCGTTTATCGCCGCTTAACGCGTTTGTGGTCTATGATGATACAGTGGAGCAGAATCCTGTATTTGGTATCTACTACTATCCGACGTTTGACCCGTCCGGCTTGCAAACCGGGTATAAAGGCAGATGCTCGACGGCGTTTGAAGAATGGGAAATAACGCTCGGCGTTGGTTTTAACATTAAATCCGAGGGAGAGCATACCGTTCACCCGTTTGGTAAAGTTCCGATATGCGAAATATACAACGACGGTCAGCGATTTGGCGACTTTGAGCGCGTCTTATCGCTGCTTGACGCTTATAATCTGCTGCAATCCGACCGCGTGAACGATAAGGAGCAGTTTGTTGAAGCACTGCTTGTTATCAAGGGTCAGATCATGGGCGATACCGACGAGGAAACAGCCGAAACATTTGAAGCCTTGAAGAAAAACAAGGTAATGATGCTCGATCGTGAAGCGGACGCGGCATTTTTAACAAGACAATTTGATGAAAGCAGTGTTGAAGTTCTGAAAACATCAATTGTGAACGATATTCACAAGATATCATGTGTTCCCGATATGTCAGATCAGAACTTTGCTGGGAATGTTTCCGGAGTTGCGATGAAATATAAGCTGCTTGCACTCGAACAGCGAACAAAGGTTAAACAGCGGTTTTTTACTGAGGGACTGCGATACCGCCTTGAATGTATCGCGAACGCGCTGACAGTCCAGGGAGCAGCGGCATTTGATCTTGAAAATGTAAATGTTACGTTTACGAGATCGTTACCGCCGAATGACACCGAATCCGCACAGCTCGTATCTATGTTGCAGGGTAGCGTATCACAAAAAACGCTGCTTGCTCAGCTTCCGTTTGTTGAAGATGTTGACGCTGAACTTGAAGCGCTTGAACAAGAGAAAGCTGATGCAATGGAGCGGCAAGCGGAGATAACTAAAGCAATGATGCGAGTTGAAGCCAACACGCCGATACAAGACAGTGACGTATGACAGAACAAGAGCTTGAAAACGCTTTACAGGTTGAATATGATCGTGTTATTGATGACACACTGGCACGGTTGAAGAAAACAAAGCCGTTGACACGGGCAAAGATGCACAAGATTCTGCTTGAAGCAAACAAAGTGTATTGGATAGCCCGATTAAAAAAAATAGATGAGTATTTTCTTGCAAGCACCGAAGAAGCGGCGCGGGTCCTTTCCGTCCCGTATATGAACGCGGCGCGGGAGTTTTCAAAGCAGGTAAAAGACATTTACTCAGGCTATACAAAGGTTTTTGAGCTAACAAACAAAGAAGCCGACAGGCTTTTAAACACGGTCAAATTCGACCGCACAATAGCTCAGAACCTACAAAGCATAGCAAACAAAATGCCGGACGGTGAAGCAAAGCAGAAAATACTTGCAGAGATATCCGCGCCCGCGTATCGGTACAGAATGCAGCGTGCAGAGATCATGGCTCAGAATGTTGCTGAAACGTGCCGAAATATCGCGGCTGGAGAGGCAGCAACAGAGCGGGCGGTCTTGCAAACTCAGATCGAGCAGGCTTACAGCATAACCGTTGAGGGATTAAAAAAAGATATTCCGTCCGACACGATAATCAGAGAGATAGAGCAGGCTGTAAAGCCGGTAAAGCAGACCAAAACACCGACAGTTGCAACAGGTGTGCAGGAGTTCACGAAAACCGACAGCAGCGGCGTTTTGTTAAGTTTTTCGCAAATCAACGAGCGAGCGGTAAAGCAGGCTTTGAACCGCAATTGGAGCGGTAAGAGCTTTTCTTCCCGAATTTGGAGCAATACAGATAAGCTTGCCGAAGAAGTCAAAAAGGTTTTGATCGAGGGCGAACTAAAGGGCTCGGGCGTTAATGATATGGCTGCTGAGATCATGCGCCGTTTTTCCGTCGGAGCATATCAGGCACGGCGGCTGATTCGCACCGAAGCAAGCTATGTCACGAATCAAGCGAATCTCGAAGCATACCGCGAAAACGGCGATGAACGTTATGAGTACATGGCAATAATCGACGACAAGACAAGCGAGATTTGTGAGGATTTGGACGGCGAGATATTTTTGGTAAAAGATGCAAAAGTGGGCGTCAACTTCCCGCCGATGCACCCGAATTGCAGAAGCACGACCGCGCCGGTAGTTAAGACGCTTGAAGAAATCGAAGATGATATTGACAACATGATCGACAGCATAGGAGCACCGAAAGGCGTTGATCCTCTTGAATGGTTAGCAGACCAATTACAAAAAATGGCAGATGAGGGATATCGGGTAACAGACCCGAAATTAATTTAATAAATGCGGCGTTTCGGCAACAGCCGGGGCGCTGTTTTTATATCAACAGAACGCGCGGTAAAAAAACGCACGGGCAAAAACAAAACGAACGTTCCGGGCATGAACGGGACGGGCAAAGGAGTAAAAACATGGCAGCAGTATTTTTCAAAAAACCGACATTAAATATCTCAATGCAGTATTTTGCAGACCCGGCAAGCGGTGAGACCAATGAACAGCAGGCAGAAACGAACGAGAACAGCGAGAATGAGCAGCAGAAGCCTCTCACGCTGAAAGAACTGCTTGCTTCCAACAAGGCATATCAGAGCGAGTATGATAAGATGTCAAGCAAGGCGCAGGAGACCGCAATTGCAAATGCGCGGGCAAAATGGGAAGCCGACGCAAAGGCACAGGCAGATGAAGCCGCAAAACTCGCAAAGATGAACGCCGAAGAAAAAGCGCAGCATGAACGCGAAAAGCGCGAAAAGGAACTTGCAGACCGTGAAGCGGCAGTAACCCGGCGCGAACTCAAAGCGGAAGCACGGGCGCAGCTTGCAGAACAGGGACTTCCCGTGAAGCTTGCGGACGTTCTCGATTTTTCAAGCGCAGAAAACTGCAAAGCAAGCCTTGAAAGCGTGACAGCAGCGTTTAACGAAGCGGTTCAAAACGCTGTAAACGAGCGCCTGAGGAGCAAAGAGCCGCCGAAAAAGGGGCAGCAAAATCAGCGTACATTAGATCAGATGACGTTTGATGAAAAATGTGAGTACATCGAGAAGCACCCCGACTCTCCAGAGGTGAAAAAATATCTCGGTGAAAATTAAACAGAAAGGAAAATCATAATGGCAATTTTCGGACTTAAACATTTTAACGGAAATGCGTTTGCGCCTTATGTCGACAAAGTTCCTGACATAACAAGAAACGCATTTATCGAAGCCGGTGTCCTCAACGTTCGTAACGATTTAAGAGACAGGCTGAAAGATCAGACAGGCGGTAATTATATCACCGAACAGATGACCGGAATACTCAGCGGCGAACCCGACAACTACGACGGTGTTACTGATATGACGCTTGATGAGCTTGACACATTCTCCCGCGGTATTATCGTTAAGGGCACAATGCACGGCTTCAAGGAGAAAGATTTCACTTACGACATTACCGGCGGTCACGATTTCATGAACGACATCGGCGTGCAGGTCGCAGGCTACAAAGCGAAAGTGAATAATAGGCACTTAAAGTCTATCGCAAAGGGTATCTTTGGCGTTACTGCCGACAACTTCAATACACGCCACACCCTTGACATAACCGGCACGTCAACGGGCATGATTACCGCAACGACCGACCTTGACGCAAGGCAGAAAGCGGCGGGAGATAACGCAGATATGTTCACTGGCGCAATCATAAATAGCGTTGTTGCAACAAATCTCATGAAAATGGAAGTCCTTGATTTCCGCACAAACACTGACGCACTCGGTATTCAGAGAGCAATTCGACTTGCAAACTGGCACGGCATGACTGCGCTGATATCAGATGACGATACTGTAGAATACCCGAATCCGACCTATGCAAAGACATCTGATGTTGCTGTTCAAAGCGGCAAAACCTACTATACCCGCAGCGGTTCAAGCGGTAATTATGTTTATACACCTGTTGAAAATCCGACAACTGACGATATCGGCAGCTATTACGAGAAAACAGGTGACGGGGATCCTGTATATATATCTTATCTGCTCGGCGAAAAAGCGTTTGATTACTGCGATTGCGGCGCTAAAGTCCCGTATGAAACGGGACGCGACGCAGAGAAGAACGGCGGTATCGACAAGCTTTACATGAGGCAGAGAATACTTTACGCACCCCGCGGCTTCTCGTTTGTGATGCCGACTCCCGCTATTCTGTCTCCCGATTTCGAGCAACTTGCAACAGCGGCTAACTGGACCGTAGCGACCAACGCGGCGGGAACAGAATACTTCAACACAAAGGCAATTCCGTTCGCGCGTATTATTTCAAAGGGCTAAGGAGCGAGTGACCAATGGCAAATCACGCATTATATGAAGATTTTGTGGCGCGGCTCGGTGATGAGGTTGCAGAAAAAGACGTTTCGTTCGTTAATTCTCTGCTTTCCGAAGCGACCGACACAATATCTGACATGATCGGGAGAGACGAACTTCCCGAAAGGCTCAACAGCGCTGTTGTTTTAACAGCGGTCAGTGCATACAACAAGCGCGGAGCAGAAGGCGAAACAGCACGCAGTGAGGGCGGTATCTCCCGCGCGTTTGTGGAGACTTTGCCGGAGGTTATGGAACGCTTGAAAAACTATCCGCGAAAGGTGAGAGTTGTGAAATGAGAACAGCAACAGCGCGAATCATGGCGGTTGATAAAGAACCGCTTACGGTTTATCGCGCTCAGACGGAGCAATCCGAAAGAGCGGGGACAAAAAACGCATATATCGTGCATGGCATTATTGAAGCACAGCTCTCTCCCGTGCGTGATGTTGTCTCTTTGGAGATATACGGCGATAAAATCCAGCGTATGTACACGATCAACGCAGAAAAAGGCGTTGACTTTCAGCTAAATGACAAGATACAGCGCGGTAATGACTTTTTTAAGGTCGTTGCCGTGCAGTCTTTTACAAGCCATGTCTCGGCAACAATCGAGCAGACGGGAGTGTTGTAATGGCTCGACATTGCGTAACGATAAAAGGACTTGACCGCACGGTTAGGACATTGAATGCAGCAGGTGCGGATCTTCCGAAAATTGTTGATGAAAGTCTCAAAAAATCCGCAAAAAAAATCGTACACGATGCGAAAAGAAAAATTGTGGAGTATGATGCTTATGATACGGGTCTACTGAAAAACAGTATCATCGAAACACATCCGCGTCAATGTCAATGGATAGTTGCAGCAAGAAAGCCGTATGCAATATATGTGGAGTTTGGTACCGGTTCAGCCGGTGATCCCGAAGTTCCGCACACTACGCGCCCGAAGTGGGTATATTTCAGCAAGATCGACGGCGGTTTTCGTACTGCATACCCGCAGCCCGCCCGCCCATTTATGCGAACGACATTCGCCGAAAATAAGGCGGTAGTCGTCGAAAATCTCAAATCTGATATCATTGCAGCCGCTTTACGTGCTTTCAGGGGAGGTAAATAATCATGGTCGATATAATCCCTTATGTGAAAAACCTGCTTACACCGCTTAACGCGCAGATCGAGCAGTCATATCGTGATACCCATGTTACATTCCCGCAGATAGTGATACAGGTGATAAGGGATTCAGCAGAAACAGCAAGAGACGGAGCAGAAGCATACACCCGCATGACGCTGCAAGTGGACGCATATACACTTGACAAAGATGATACATACGCACTTGCAAAAAGCATTAACAACATACTCACACCGAACGGATTCAGAAGAACTAACAGCTTTCCCGCAACAGAGGGAGAGTTGGAACGGTATCAGATGACATATTCCCTTGGTGTTGATTACCAAAACAAAACAAATCTGTAAAAAGGAGTGATAATAAATGCCTGATAATCCCACAACAACAACAGAAGTTTCCAGTGGTCAGGGGATCACATTTTCTATTGGCGCTACAAAAATAGACCGTCTTTTTTCTACTCCCGATATAGGCGCGCCTCCTGCAACGATTGATGTTACATCGTTCGATGACCAAGTATCAAAGCGCTATATTCCGGGACTGCTTGACACATCAAATCTGACGTTCGAGTTTTACAGTGTCGGCACAAACTTCACGGCGGCAAAAAACGCGGAGCCGGAGAACGGACAGACTGCAACATACACTGTTTCTTACCCGGACGGCACAACTGCAACGATCACCGGCTCGCATAGAACCTATATGTCCGCAATGGGACAGGACGAAGGCTTAAAGTTCAAGGTTGAACTAGTTGTATCGTCTATATCTTACGGCGGTACATGATCGCACAAATCATAATCTTAACATACGGCGGTTGAAAAATACCGCCGTAATTTTACTATAAGGAGCAGAAAAATGGCAAATTACACCACTTATAAAGACAGCAAAGGCAATGAAATACAGCTGAAACTTGAATCAAAAGGA